CGCGACAGCGCTATTAGAATAAAAGCCTCCATTGTTTGCGTAAAAAGCACCTCCCGCTATTATTGAACCAGCACCATAAATACTGCCGTCTTTATCAATGGTTGCTTTCTCCGTCGTGTTATTTACAAAGGAAACAATCTTTGATCCGGCGGTGGAAAGGGTAGCACTTGACCCAATCGTTACACCCACAGCCGTCGCTCCGTCAGCAACCTGACCTTTTAGAGTGAGAGTTAAGGCGTCTAATGAATAGATGCCGTTTGAATAAAGTAAGTCACCAAATTTTACTTTTGCCGTTCCATTATATGAATATTGTGTGAAGCCAGAAGAAAGCCAGTAAAAACCAGTATCTGGGTCGCTCGTAAAAGTAATACTCGGAGCGGCGGCGGTGCCGTCTGCGCATTTCAGAACGCCAGTAACCGTAACACTGTCGGTTGAAATATCTCCAAAAATTAAATTTCCATTCACCGTTAAATCACCTGTAATGGTTAAATTTCCACTAATCGTCCCCGCGATTTTTAGACCTTTGTTTGTTGAGTCGTAGCAAGCATTCAAGATTTCTTGAATACTTTTATTGCCGTAGGAATCTATGGCGCCCATATAATTTAAAGTTAAAACAGTCAAATTATACGGACGAATTTTGTCAAAGGACTTTATTCGCCTAACTGTATATTTTTATTATGCTAAGTTTAATTGTTTATTAGTGCTATCGTAACAAGCATTGATAATTTCTTGACTGCTTGCCAAATCCTTATAATTCCCAGCCGTAGCCGGAGTTCCGGGTGTGTCGGTTGATACTGTCCGCAAAGACGACCCTGTATAAACAGAATTTAGAATTTGTTGCGCTGTTCTGACTTCGTTGTCTCCCATATAGTTTTAATTAAGAGTTTTACACCGCCCCAGAGAGGGGGCGGGACTAAAACTATCAATTCTAATAACTCGAAGGATCCTCGTGGCGTAAGCCAGAGTTTGCCGACTCGGCATAAGCCGCCGTAGTATCTCTTGAACCAGTCCACAATAAGAGACCACAAGACGGATTAAGAACCTTAGCTGCCATACTTGCTTTCCAGCTATACACGGAGAATTGATTCATCGGGTCTGCTTTTGACGCACCGGTGGACATAAACGTTTCTAATCCACCAAGCCAATCAACCGCGCCATAGAATCCTTTACCGAAAATCATTGAACCATAGGCGATAGAAGAAGCAGTCGCTCCATAGTTTGAACCTCTGGTACAAGGACCATTCGGTGCCTCAATGATACGGCATCCGTAGATTCTGCCGATTTCACCGCTATACAACGCTTCAACGCCCTTTTCAACATATTGATGAAAGGCGGTAAAGGTTGAGTCACCGGCAATATCAGCCGCGACCTCAGTCGGAAGAATACCGATATAATCTCTGCCGTCATACGGTTTAACATTCAATCTCCGAAGTTCAAAGACAGCGTCTTTAATATCGGAAACAGCAAGAATGTTAGTGGCGGAGACGGTCATAATTCCAGCCGAAATGGTTGAAATCATACCGTAGTAATCGGTAAATTCAGTAGAAGTTTTAAATCTGTGATGCAACATATTTCCCGAAGCGGAAACATGATGAATAATTGCATTGGCAATAACTCTATCAAGAGTCAAAGCCGCCTGTGATGCTAATCTTTCAATAGAAGCTCTGCCGGTATCTAAGATTGACACAAAACTTGCGACATCCGAGATAGAGACAGCGTCTCCGTATTGATTGACGATTGCTGATACCTTAGTCGTTGACAAATTCCTCATCGCGGAAATTGTCATCGCTTGACCCTCGGTCAAGATACGACCCATATCAAACTTAGTGACTCGGTTCCAAATAACTGACTGACCTTCGCCCTTTGGAACTTTCTTTTTCTCAGCGAACTGATAAAAGCGAAGTTCTGGGTCTAAGGTTTCTAAAAGAACCTTGTCGTAATAAGTTTTAATGGCGTTACTAAGATCACCAGTAGTCGTCGTTGCTAAAAAATCAGACATACTGATTCCTGTTCGCAATTCCTGATTTTAGCAAAGTTTTGTCAATGAACGATTGACTTTACTTGCTTAACTGCGTGTAAATTTTTTTTCAAGTTCTTTTTCGATTTCTGCCGATGACATCTCCGATAAAGGTTTTTCCTTTGGCGGAACGCCTGCCTTCGGCTTCTCTGTTACTGCCGCTTTCTTTTTTTCAATACTTTGCTGTTTTGCGGCCGCTTCCTTCGCTTCTTGTGTCTTAACCTTATCATCATAGGAAGCAAGTTTTAGAGCTTGATCCCAAGTAAGGTTAGGATTTTCAGAACGAAGATTTTTAATCTTATCAACATAGTTAAGGGCTTCTGGATTTTTGTCCAAGAAGGTCTCAACTTGCTGACGGGTGAAAAGAGGCATTACTTCATCTCTTACGGCTTTGCGTAAAAGAGTGATTGCTTCCTCTTTTTCTGAGGTCTCGGGAGCAGGTTCAGAAACCTCTGGCTTGTCCATCAGTTCCCTTAACGCTTCCTCTCTCCCCTTTACCTCTGCCTTTGATACCATTTCCTTCACGCGAGTGTGAGGAATAGTCGGCTCTTCCGTTGTTTCATCGGAAGGTTCAGTTTCGGGCGTTGACGGCTCGCCTCCCTCTGCAGGGATTTTTTCGTCAATAACTTCATTTTCCATAATGTTTTGTCATTCTCGACTTTATCGTCGCCGAGTTACGAATTATTTTTTATTTTTCAAATCTTTTATTAAGTTTGGTATAAAATTAACTCCCGACAAATAGCCCTTATGCTTATCAAAATCTTCCTTTGTTCCGTTAGCCATACGCCCGTAAGCAAAGGTAATTTCCTCTAATAACTTCCTGCTCAAAAACTTCCAACCTGCGGTCTGTTCCATAGCCGAAATCATATCAGCCAACTCCTTATTCTCGTTGGATATTTCTTCTTCTGTTTTAGATTGCGGGGGGCGGTGCGAGTTGCGCGCCTCCTCCTCCGCCAGGGGCAATGGTTTCATTTGGGTTTGGGATACTCCCCGGCATCATCGGCGGCGGAGCAATCTCCTGTAAGTTAATAAACGCTTCCTCACTATTCGGCATTTCCATTTCATCAATCATATTTTTAAGGAAGTATTGAAGATTAAGTTTAGTCGGTATCGGAGGAGACCCTAGCTCATATTGAAACATCAGAGCATTAGTGAACGGAGCAAACGAGTTAAGAGCCATAGCGTATTTTCTGATTGTCGCTTCCCTATTTTTAGGTTGTGTGGTTCCTCCCTCAATCCGTAAATCGTACTCTTTTTTAAGTATTTCTGGTTTAATAGTTTCAAACTTCACCCCGTTCTTACCGACAATTCGTATAATCTGTTCTTTGTCAATATACGCCGCGTCAAGTTTAAGAAGTTTTTGTCCAAGTTCTCGGATAGCGTCGTCTAAGTTATCAAGTTTATATTGAAGTTTAGTTCCTGCCTGTTCAATGGCCGCGAGAAATCCGCCCTTTGTCTGAGTAAAGACATCACCCGAACCAACTCCGGGGGGCAACTGCATTTGACCCATCATCCCGGGAAAAATACCGGAAGTTCTGTCCATATCCTGTTTGACGATACTTTCTTCCTGAACAGACGAACCGGAGGTGTCATTAACCGGTAACGGTTTTACAGCGTTTATATCAGCGCATTCAATAATCCCACCTGGCCTTGAAACAAAATCATCCCAATTTACTCCGCCGTCCTTATTTACCAACCACATATGGTTAATAATAAGATTTCTATTATCTAATCTCTGACGGCGAAGAGTATCTAACTCGTCCTGAAGCGCCATTAACGGCTGAACTTCACCTGTCGCCCAAAAATCAAGAGGCATTGGATCGTCAAATAAAGCGACAAATGGTATTCCGCAAGGAGAAACTTCATCTAACGGAGCAATCCTTAACACGACTTCGTTGTTAGCCAACACTACGAAGTAATCTTTCTCTTCTTCGTCCTCTTTAAGTGAAAGTTTTCCGTAGTATTCATAAAGAACAACCTTTTTTCGTCCGTCTTTTTTGGGAGCGGAGAGCCCTCTTGAACTTAATTCTTTATTCTTGTTAGTGTCGCTATCAATCCCGACAAGTCCTTCAAGTTTATCTAAGTTTATATACTTCTTGTTCTTTTTAACTTCCGCCAAGTCCCGTTCTTGTTTGAAAATCACCCATTCTCCATCCAAGGTTGAAGTATTTGGAGACTTAAATACATCATAATTTGAAACAAGCTCTACCCACGGTTTGTCCTCGTCTGCTACTTCTTCATCATAGTCCCAACCGAGTTTTAAAATGCCCACGCCATAAATCAAAGCCGTTTTTACCCATTGCTTAATTTTCTGGTAAAGACGCAACTTCTCCCATTGCCAGTCAACAAACTTTTCCATTGCCTGAGCATCTCCGATGTCCGTATCCTCAACCGGTAAAACATTTATCTTTGGCTTTGAAGATACAAGACGAGGTAAAATAGTGTCAACAATCTGCTTAATATAAGGAACTTTTAGTGTTGACCTATAATTGTTTTTCTTCTCCGAATCAAGTACTGCGGTGTAATAATCGTAGTACTTCGTAAAGTTTGTAAAAATCTGTGTTTGCGCTTCTTTGGCGATCCCGAAACGAGAAGTTATTGTATCTATAACGTACTGATTTTCATCTATTTGCTTTGGTTGTTTCTTCTTAGACATATTTTTAATACCCTGTCAAAACGTTTAGAGGCTTATAGTTATAGCCCTTTGGTCTTTGGGGTGTGTAAGAATATGTCGTAAGAGCATACCGCAGCGCGTCCATTAAGTGGTCAAAAAACGGAAGCGGTTTCTCTTTTTGGTTCTTACTTTCCTCTGCTGACTCAAAATGATATTTATTAAACTCTTCTATTGTGTATTTACAATTTTTAAAAACCTTTATTTTATGCTGTAAAAGCAAACTCTGAACCTCAGATATACCGGCTAAAACATCCTTTTTAACTTCACGAACATTAAGCCCAGAACGCCGCATCTCCTCTATTCTGTCTGGTTCTGCCGGGTCAGGATAAAACTTTGTTATTCCGTATTTATCTCTCAAATTCTTACAAACTTCAATTAATTCATCAGTTGTTTGGTTTTCTCTGTAATGCTCATCTACAATATGAAATACCCCGTCATTATCAATCATTACAACTATTACTGCCGAGGGATTTGTCCACCCGAAATCAACTCCGGCAATACAATCTTTTTTGTTTATCTTAAACGGCTCTAAAATATGAGACGAATCAAGCGCATATACCAACCCTTCCATTCGCTCAAATGTTCCCTCATATCTCCTCCTAAAATTTAGAGGAGTCATTGTTCTTTTTGCTCGCTCGTATTCTTCTTTGGGAAAATACGGATTATCAATTGACTTCCATTGAACTACTTTGAAATCCTTATCACCTTTTAAATATCTGTCATAAAAATCATAGTACAGCCAGTTCATCGTGTCGGGAGTCGTGGTAAGAAAAGTTTGACCTTGTTCCATCGCGACTCTGGCCTGTAAATTTATCCACGCGTCCACTCCCCACTTTCCGGCTTCATCGCCCCAAGCCCAACCAACCTTAAAACCTTCAATTGACTCAGGTCTTTCCGCGCTTCTTATGTAAATTCGCTTCTTGTTAGGAAACTCTATTATCCCCCGTTGTTGCTTATAAAACTTTTGTAATTTCGGATTAAGATTAAAAAGAGTACGAAGAGTTGACTGATCGAGCATCTTGTAATCGTTTGCCACTATAAGTCCGTCTGTCTCTAATTTATTTACTTTGATGTTAGCCCAAACCGCACCACCAAGAGTTTTTCCACTTTGAACCCCGGCAATAGCGGCCACGAACTTATTTTCAGCAAAAATGGCTTCATCCTGATACTTGTGGAGCGTTATTGTTTTCTCCATTACGATTAACAATTAAAGTAAAGGGTTCTCCACCGCTTAGAACATCTATATCCTGGGGGGTATTCTTGGCGCATATTTTCAAAGATACTTCCATCTTCTGCGCTTCTGTAAATTTATCAAAGTTACTATCAAGCCAACCCCAACACTTACCTATAACTTTTGCCCGCAATGTCTCATCAACAAAAGTGGGGTGTCCTCCACCTGGGTTTCCTTTGGCATATTGATTTCCTTTTGGGGCTGGCATAGAGTTTAAAAACTTTTAAATAAAACACGCGTCGCATTTTCCCGTCTTTATAAACTTTTCACAAGGACAACTGCTATTTTCCTTTTTAGGAAGAGCTTTTCCAATAACCTTTTCTTTTTTGTTTTCTCTATAGTTTTTATATTCAGAGCTTTCCATAAACTATTTAAACCTCCCCTTCCGAACTGACTAAGTAGAGTTTTTTGAAAAGGTTTTAATCTTTTTTTGCCACCCTAATTTTTGAAATCGGGGCGCAATAAAAGCGGTTTGCCAATCTCACGGCTCGGAGAAGG